TCACGATCTGCGTCCATCAATCGGCTTTTGTCGTATTTAATTTATTCATTTTCTATATGTCAATTTTTTGTATGTCTTTACAAAATACCACTGTGTTGATAATCTTTATTGAATTTATTTAGTGCTTGCTAAATCCAAAATACTTGTCTAAAAACTTCATAAACGCCATTGAGCAATATTCGTTTTCGTAAATGTACTTTAGATAAGGAATTGGAATGTACCGAATTTTTCTTTCAGCGTATCTGCCAAATGGCATTATTGAATCTAACGTCATGTTTTCAACTTCCTTTTTTCTTTCCTCGTTTTGACGTTTTCTTTCCTCGATTAGAATATCCATTATATCAAAAGAGTTATTGCCAAAATATAGCGTCAAAAACTCTTTGGTGTCGGTTATTACTCCTCGCTCATTACTTGCAATTACGTGGTACTTTTTACTGTTTATGAAAACATCAATTTTTAGTGATTGCTTCCAAAGACGAAAATGAGAAAATTGAATTTTGCGAACTTTGAAATTTAATTCATCCGCTAACTTGTAAATTTCATCCAAAAATTCATTTGATTGAGTTTTCATTTTTTTTTTTTTTTGATTTTTAGATTTAATTTATTTAGTATTTTATTGTTATTATTCAGAGGGATTAGATTCGGATGGGAAAGAAGTGTCAGCCCCGCTAATTTCTTAACTGGTTGCCACCTCTCCTGAAAAAACGTCATTATTCGTCGGTCATGAGTTCATCAGGTCAGCCATTTTGAAACATGGTCGTCAAATGGCGTGGAAGTCTTTAAGTTTGATCCACAAACTCGTCGGCCTACGTCACTTTCCTTAGTGTCAACGTTGATAGTATTACCGACCGCCCTCATTCCGTGTCTACCTATGTGTGTTTGGCCACGTCGTGTTTAGCCCCCAATCCAAACACACTTTATTTGTTATCTCGAAAATCATCCGTGTTCTAAGTGCTCAGAGAAAGCGCGGAAATTTTACCCAACAAAAAAGCCAGTAGGTAGGATCTACTGGCTTAATTGTATCGTTTCGGAGAAGTATTTTAACTCTCCTCCACTTGTTTACCGATCCTACCGATTAACAAGTGATGGCTTAGAAGCCAAACGAAGGTACATTACAAAACACACCTTCCGTTGAAGGATCGGCACAAAACTAAAACATTTTCTTTTCCGATGCAAGTTTTTGTGAAAATATTTTGTTAAAAACCAAACGGCCACTCCTTTCCCTCTTTCTTTCGGGTATTGATTCCTTTCCTCAAAAAAGTTTCCGTAGTTTTTTAGTCTCTGTTCATTCTTTCCTGCAACTCTTTTCTGATCTGTTCAACTCCGTCAATATCGTCCTCCTGATCTATGAAATTAAGCCCGAACAACTCAATCTCTGCATCATAACGCGAGGACTTGTAAGGCTCACTTTCTGAATCAACTTTTTCATTCCATTCATCATAGCCGGAAATTCGGATGTCGCAGTACAGTTCGTATCCGTCAAAGAATTTGTGAATGGTAAAAGTTTCATTCCCGTTGACAGATTGCAGGTATTTTTCGATAAACTGCCAACATTTGTTTGTTAGTTCTTGTGTGGTCATCATACAAAATTTACTTGTTCTTTTTTTAGGTTAGCCAGCACCGTTTCTTCGACGGTTATGATAATTTGTGCAATTCTTTCGTTTGCTCTTTGCCTCAACTCATCCGTGTCCAATAATTCATACTCCATTTCTTTTTCAATCTGTTTCATGTCTGCTTCCGCTTCATCCTTCGTTTCGCCATTTACTGAGCGCATGAGAGTGAAATTCCATTCGGTGTTATCGACAAATGGAAATACTAACGTGATCGTGCCCTTGAAGAATTCCGTCTTCTTATAAGGCGTTTTTTGTATTCGTATCATCTTGATTAGCTTGTTTGTTTTCTGTTTGTTATTAGTCAAAAATTGACACTTGTTCGTTTGGCTCTGGGATGTAGATATCAAGTACTTCTGCTGCGAACCTCTTGACGTCCTCGAGATAGTCCATGAATTCAGATGTAGAGAGGGAGCTTGTTTTTCTTGGGATCTTTATTATCTCGCCTGTTTTTTCGTCCTGCAATTCAGTGAACAGAAATCTTGACTTAAGAAATTCGTGTGCGGTGTCTTTGTCTGTTTCGTGGCCGAGCTCCTTCAGTCTTTCGCACACCATGTGCAGGACGACTCCGAAATAATAAGCGTTTTGAAACACTGACCGGTATTTTCTTTTCCTTTTCACTTCGACCTCTACGTCTCTATCTTTCTCTCCGGCAAGGCTCTTCATATGATCGTCGAAAAGTTTCCTGTTCTTGATCTTTAACGATCCGTCTGGCTTTATTGATGCGTTGAATTTCATCACTTGGTCCTCCATATTCTGAATCCACCCTCGCAAAAGCGAGAGGAGAACTTTTTCCCATTGTTTTTTCCATGGTGAATCGCCAGGCACATTGCGTTGGCTCTTGTCGTTACAACACGATCTTTCGGAACAGCCACGAAAAACGATTCTCCGACCGCCATTTCGTCAAACGGGTATTTCAGCTTGTATTTCCGATTTGCTTTTCCGATCGGTACGTCTTTTTCTATTTTCACTTTCTTTGATGTCATGATACTGGTTTTTTGTTATTATTCTGAATCTTCCTCTACGGTGACGCCTACCTTTTTTGCCGCGCTTACGATCTCCTCGAAATTGTATCCGGCTTTTTCTATTTCAGCTCTCACTTCTTCGTTTTTCTTGGTTATGTTTTCTCCGTTGGCATATCGAGCAACAACCCTTGACCACTTGCTCACCTGAGACTTAACTGAGTCTGAGTAATCTCTCGGCTGCTCAAATCCGTAAAGCAGGGTGAGGTAGTTGGAGTACTCTATCCCGAAATTCTTTTTAAACCTTCCGTCCTCGAGCATTATGAGAGGCTCAAGGGGAGGCTGTATCCCCGTCTCGTAGTAGCGGGTCATTACCCTCAGATCCTGCGTGTATTCAGCCTCGAGCTCTGCCGTTGGGCTAAACTCAAATCCCTGCATTCTAAGATCATCCTTGCAGATGTACACGATTTCCCCCGGGACAGACAGCCCCTTCATGTAGTGGAAAAGCTGCATCCGGTGGTGTTTTATTGGCTTTTCAGTCTTCTCCATAGCGTCCATCACGAACGATGAACAGGACTTGATTTCGAGAACCTTTGTTCTCAGTTTGACGTCTCCGTACTTCTCGTAAAGCTTTTCGGCGATGTACAGAGACGCCGCTTGTATTGATGGCGGCAGGTAGCTTGATGAGATGTCGTGCTTGGCTCTCTCTATATCGATGCTGCCACCGGCAAGGAAGTCGAGCCTGCCCGAGCATTTGATCAGACCCGGGTACTCATTGACTATCCTCTCTTGGGTGTTTTGGATCAGCCCCGCCCTTTCGAGCACGAATCTGACCACCCACTCTACGAGATTACCTGCCTCAAATTTCCTGAGGCTTCTCATGTTGGGTGGATTTGTTGGCGCGACAGCCTTCATCTTCAGATACCGGTCTACGAACGGTAACCCGATTTCAGATGCATAGCAGTAATCTCTTGGCTCAAGAGTTTTGTTTGGCGAGTATACGCACTCGTTCCAAAGGTGTGTAAAATTCCAAGGTGTATTCATTTTCGTTGAATGTTAAAAAATGTTTGTTTGATTTCGTTTGGCATCCCCTTCACAAGTTTTCCGGACGGCACGTATCCACTTCCTGCCATCCCTATGAACTTCACGGATTTGCCGATTATTGCATAAATCTCTCGTGAGTATTTCACAATTTCGTACCCGTCTTTAGTTTTGTAGATTCTTGTGTTGGAATTAGTATTTTTTGTGGAATTCATTGTCCCGCATATTAATTAGATGCTAATTAGCACCTGTTAGCAGCTCTGATATGGCTTCTTCGAGGTCTTTTTCTTCGTTGTCGGTCAGTAGCTTCTTGAATAGCCATGAGCCAACGAGCCACGCTCTGTTGTCGGCGTTCCAGACATTGCCGCACACGTTACATTCCCTCAGCGGGCGGTTTGTTTTTAATCCTACATCCAGCAAGGACATGCACCCGCAGGGCGACGACACGACGTCCCTTACCGTGTATATCTTACCCTTAATCACGACTCCCTGGGAGTGTGTTTGTATGCAAATTACTTCGTCTCCTGGTTTAAACATTTGAATCTGTTATTAAGTTGAGAATTGATTGGTACAGGTCAAGATCCTGCTCGAGCGCCTCTACGAAATCGACCTCAAAACACTTATCGATTAGTGCCTCGCTCGTTTCGATTCGACCCTTCGTGTCGGCTATGTCTTTTGACAGCCACATGATCTTTCTTTGAATGTTTTTTATTACTAATTGCTTTTCCATCATGTGATTAGTTTTGAATAAATTCGATTGAGTATTCCCGTCCGGCTGACGTTAAGTCTTCTTCAAATTCGCCTTTATCGAAGTAGGTTATCGATCCGAGGATTTCTCCCCCGATGTCTGAAAGGGTTACAAAGTAGTAGCCGTCCTTCCTATCATCTCTTCCTGTCCAGAAAATGTGCTGAATTTCTACAGGCAGGTTATCACATAGCCTCCTGAATTCTTGGTTGTGGTATGCTGTTTTCATAGTTTGTTTTTGCAAATGTATTAATTACTGAAATAATGTCAATATTGATTTGCATGCGGCTTGGATGTCGATGTATGTCATTTGGCTAATCGTTTAAGATCAACATTAAACTGCCGGATTGCATTCTCCCTGAGTTGGTCAGAGATACGATTCTCAAGTGACTGACTTCTGATGTAGCAGCACCATTCGTTGAATGATGTCATGGGCTTGTCAGGCTGTGCGGTGTGGTGGATGTTCATGATTCTATAAGATGAAATGTTAAGTGATCCACGTCCTGACTGAAGTCATGCGAGTACATATCGCGGTACATTTTGAACAGCCCTGACTTCAGGACTGCGATCTGTCCTCTGAGTTGTGACATACGGAGTTCATCCTTCAGCCGTGCGCCGATGTTACCGTACCACATCACGTTGTTTGGATCGGTGTAGTTTTTCTGAAATGCGATCAAGTTGTTAAGGTGTTCGATTCTGTGGCGCAACCTGTTGAGAATCGCGATCTGTTTTTCATGCGCTTCGATGGCGCGGGAGATGTCTGTCTGTGTCATGTGTATAGTTTTTAACCGCCAAACCCCGCCGTTGTTTCAGGGCGGGGCTGGTGGAGGTGAGTATTATTGGTTGCCTACTACTTTTGCCGCCGCCAATTTTGCGTACTGTCTTTTTTGCGTTTCTGTGCCGGCGATTTGCGGCTGAGGCAATTCGATCTCTCTTTGGTTGTCGATGTCGTAGATCGCTTTCTGCCCATTCATGATCCCGAACTCAGCGGCATCAACAAGGCTGTCGAATCTGACCGACAAGTCAAGATATAGACATCCATTGTTCCACCATCCTCCGATCGATACGTTTTCACGTTCAGCCATCAGCCCTTTCTCTGCCACGAAGTCGATAACATATGCCGCGACCGATCTCTCGAGCACCTCTTGTGTCATTTTGTGGTCACCGTAGAAGACCTTGCGCTCGTGTCCGGCCATCGAGGCCATGATGCCGGAGGTGATTTCTCCCTGAGTCAGGGAGTAGGAAGCCCCGCTGCCCGCAGCAAGGGTTCTTGAGAATTGCTTTAAATTCATCTTGTGTGTTGTTTGTGCAAATATATGCGGTTAATATTACTATGCAAACTTTTTTTTAATTATTTCCGTAAATGCTTGCCTCTTCTTCGATGCTCATTACGGTCACTCCTGATCTGTTCAGGGTGTATATCAGGGCGCTAAGTTCTTCCGTGCTGATGTTGATGTCAACACTGAGCGTCACCCTTACTTCTTGTTCAATTGGTGTTGCCATTTTTTTATTTGTTTGAGTTAAAAAATGCTTTTACTTTATCCGTGTACGTTATCTCTTTGAACGGATCACCTTCAAGGTCGAATCCGTAAAGATGCATGACGTTGCAAATGTCTGCATCGGTTCTTTCCGTGTGCATTACTGCTTGCTTTGCGGCTATGTAATTTATGTGGCTGAAAATACTGAGCGCTATCCATGCGGTCAGAATAATTGTGAAAATTGCTTTCATGTTGTTGTTGATTAGTTGTTTTATTGGGCGCATAAACCCCAAGTTTCAATTGACTTTACGTTTGATCGAGTGACGCCTAGTTCGCGGCAAATGAAGCGAGCTATCGCCTTCTTATTGCTTTGTAGGGTCATGTCGCAGGGGTACTTTACGCCCGCCCCCTGAATGAGGTCTGCGGGACTCATCCCTAGTACGCGAGCGCAGAACTTGACGTCCTGTCCAAGGTAGAAGTTTCTGCCGTAGGCATTGAGTGTCCAATCGTGTGAGAAGCCGTAGCCTCCTGTCGTTACTGAAATTGTCATTGTATTAAGATTTAAATTGTTTCTAAAGTAAAGGGAGGTCAACCGTTGCCGACCCTCCCTTCGTTGCATTTCAAGCCCTGCTATGCAGGAGAACAGGAGCGGGAATCGAACCCGCCTTGCTCCAAGTCCTGTTATTTTACTTCGTCGGCGTAGTCCTCGTACTCAAGGAAGTACGCCTCGTCGAATTGATACCTCTCACCCTCGAAGTTGTCATTGTACACCAATGAATCGATTACGGTGATTGATGGGTAGTTGACCTGCCTGTGTCGGTATGGTATGCACTCCTGTGTAAGCAGAGCGCATAGCATTCTACCCATCAACTCAGCCCACCTGCCATCCTGATACTCGGATGAGTGTGCGACCCGCACCACGGCTGTAGGCTCGACGTTTGACTCGTACTCGCCATTGCGGAGTTGAACCTGCACTGACTCGTTGGTGCTTCCGAATGCGTTGTTAATGAAACGAGCGAGATGCTCGTAGTTGAATGGGTTATTGTTTAATCCGATGTTGAAAGTTGTGTACTTCATTGGTTTATTGAATTACTTGTTAAAGAACATTGTGTTGAATGCTGATTTGATGCGCTCTTCTTGTTGGAAGTAGTCCTCATCAACTTGATGAAAGCCCTTGCGCTTCATGACCGCGAGGAAGTTGGCCTCGTGCCTGTCATCGTTGATTGTCACTTCCATGGGGAAGGAATAGCCGCCTGTCTTGCGGAAATAAAACGATTTTACTTTGTGTGTCATTTTATTAAGTTTTAGCGCAGCAGAGGGACTCGAACCCTCGCCGATGCCATTATCCTCGGATATATGGCATTGGATCACCTTGATTTGCTGCCATATATCC